CACTCCATTGAAAGCGACCACCTGACCACTCGAAATCTGGAAGCTGTCGATCGGACCAGGAAGCGTGATACCAGCGGGGATAGTGGCCGACGACCAACTGCCGCTGATGTTCTTGCCGGTGATCGAAGTGAAGGTAGTCGGAGCAATCGTGGTGACCGCAACGAATGGGCCAGTGGTCAACGTGGTAACAAGGACAAGCTGGAACCCGCCGTTGCCCATCGAATATTCAGTGGCCAGATTTGAATTTGCGCTCATATATCCCAGATCTTGCGAATTTGATTCTTGCTGAAAGTGCTTTCAAAGCGGGAGCCCTGCCGGTCTTCCATCCGGCTGAATCCCTTCTTCACATGGTCCTTGAGTTCGGCCTCGCGGGCAAAACCGGTGACCCCGAAGCGGGCCACCGGCTGTCTGCTCCAACGCTTGCCATCAAGGACAATGGAATCAGTACCCATCGGAGCGATATGCTCGATGGACTTGCCATTGCTCTCGAAGGTGTAGATCGGCATATCAGGATTCCATCTCGCTATCGTACTCGGCGACCATGTCGCGCATACCCTTCTCGTCCATGGGGCCTTCCTTCTCCATACCCTTGTCGCCCTTGGACTCGTATTCGGCGGGCATACCGTTCACACTGCGGATCTCGACATAAGCCTCGCCGTTTTCGAGCTTCTTGAGAACACCGCGAACTTCCTCTAGGACAACTTCATCACCAACTTCGGGCATGGCTTGTTGGCCATCCTCCATGTCGGTGGAAAGAGCCTCGACCGGAATAGAAATCATGGGCGCATTGTTGTCAGCCTCTTCACATCCGCAAGCGGAATGAGAAGGGGTACCACCGATTGCTCGATGATACCCCTTGGGGCTGACGGCAATCACCATGATGGTGGCCGTCTTAGGTCGCATATTACAGCGTGGTCGAGGTCTTAGTACGATGCACCAAGTACCAGGTCGGGTTACCGGTGGAACCGGTGTTACCAGCGGCCAAACGCAGAGCGGCGAAGTACAGCTTCACACCAACGGTGACGAGCTGGTTCAACGGATCGCTCTTGTCGGGGGTATCAGTGATCACGATCTTCGGAGACAACGGATCATCACCGGTCAGGGCAGGGATACCGAACGCCTCGTTACCCAAGAAGAACGAAGCGATGATGTCCTTGCCAGTGCCGAGACCGCCACCCGCAGGGGTAGCCTGATAGACGAACTCATCGGCAGCGGTACCGGAGCCGGTGCTGACAAACGAGTTGGTCTGATTGACCACGCGGCAACCGTAGATGGAGCCGACCTCGCCCTTGTAGAACGGGGTACCCTTGTTGCCGTAGTTAGAGGCGTTCAACCAGTCGCTGTCGCGCATCAGGTCGCGAGACACGCGTGGGTCGGTCGCCAGGACGTAGCCGCCGTTGATCAGCGGGGCGCGGTTGCGCTTCAGCCGGGTCATGGAATCGAGGACGGCGGACGCCGTCATCGTGGCATTTGCGGCAGCAGTCGCGCTGTTCAGATCAGAGAAGCTCTGATTAGTGAGCGTGGCGGGGTTACCGTACACCTTGATACCCGTAGGGTTCGCGTTCGCATTGACGTTCACCGCGTCATCGTTGGAAATCGAGGATTCGATACCAGTACCGATCGAGGATCCGCTGGCCAAAAGGTTGGAACCGATCAGGGTGTTACGAATCACCGAGTCAACCCAGAGGGCCATGTCCAGACCGCTGGTCTTGGTGGCCTGCTGGAGGGAGTTGAACAGGTCCGTAGCGCGGAGGATGTCGGTCAAACCGATCACCTGACCGTACTGCGAAAGCGTCTTTTCAAGACGGTTCAGAGACAGGGCGCGGTAGTTGGCCGTGCTGATAGGCGCACCTTCACCCGCAACAGTCAGGTTTTGAACACTGCCGATGCTCGGGGCTCCGAAACGGAACATCGAGATCGCCTTGTTACCATTGTTCTTGGGGATCGGGGCCTTCATGCCGAACTGATCAAGAATCGTCTCCTGCTGGACGATCGAGAGCAGCTCCTTGCTGAAGTAGTTCTGGAACTGGAGTTGAATGCCGGTTGAACCGGAAGTAGTGATAGGCATATTTTAGTTGAGGTTGTGCTACTAGGCTGCTTCCCGGTCGAACTCTCGTGCGGCTCGCATGAGCGCATCCCTCTGCTCCTTGAGGGATAACCGCGAGAAATCCTTCTCCTCGGTCTTGAGTTGTCCTGCCGGAACGCTTTTCCCAATAGCGGTCTTCTGCTGGAGCTTATTGAGCTGTTCCTTCAGAGCCTTGTTCTCGGCTTCAAGCGACTGAGATCGACCCGCAGTATCTTGGAGCTTCATCAGTTCAACCGCATGGACAAGTCCATCGGGCATCGCAGTGAGGAACGGAACCCGCTGCAACAACTCAACCGTGCGCTTGTACTCAGGACTGGACTGATCCTTCAACCAAGTCTCCTTCTCAGAGAGTCGGCCATAGTTCTCAGCCCATGACTTGTTAAAACGCTCCTGCTGAATCTGCTGCTGCTTGGCACCCGCCGCTTTCCGGACTCCATCAGCCTTGGCTCGCGCTGCCTTGGCCAACTGGGTATCACCATCCGCATCGAACTCCTTGGCCGCAGCCTCGTAGTCCTCCGCGGTGTATCCCTTGTCGTCCCGAAACGAGTTAGATTCGGCAGCCGTGGATTGCTCCCGCTGCCTGCTCCACTCCTCCCGCTCACGCTTCACCGCCTCGCGCTCGGCCTTGATAGCCTCCTTCTCGGCGTTGATCTGCTCCCAAGTCTTAGCCTTACGCTGTTGCTCTTGGGCGAACTTACTGTTGCTCTTCTGATCCTTCGGCTTCTCCTCCTTCTGCTTGGCCTTGGATTCCGACTCTGATTTCGCGCTGACCTCCTGCTCGCCACCATCGGTCTCTTTGCTGGCGGTCACCTCATTTGAGGATTCCTGCTCAACCGAAGCCGACTCGTTATTATTTTGAGTCTGCTCCGCTGGCTGGCTGTCGATATCGACACCGGCATCGTGATCTCTGGCTAATGCGAGCATCGCATCCGCGCTCATGTTTTCATCTGACATATTGTGCTTATACTCGTTTGCTGGCCCGCACAGACGCAGCAACCGCAACTTTGATCCTATGTGTTCGTGGCAGAATCCGGATCATCTTCCTGCCCCGTAATTGATTCTCGGTCGGCCATCATCTCGATGACCTTCACAAGACTGGCCTGACCCATTGCAAAGCCTGAGGAATATTGCAAATGGTTTCGGTCTGTTATAGCAGAAGCGTTCTGCATCAGAACCGTGTTCAGGAGAGCGTCCTTGAACTTCTTCCCGGTATCGCTCTTGAAAAAGCTATTGAGCGCAGTGGCGTCCTCGCGTGTCCACGGAAGCGGATCCACCCATCGCTGGTGCCGCGTAAAAGCCCACGCGGCTCGGAGCTTGGCCAAGGTGCTGATCATTTGGCAGCTTTTTTCCGACCCGCCGCCTGACGCCGCATGAACTCCGCGGCCCCGAGCTTCTTGCGCCCGATGTATGCCGCGAGAGCCCGCGGATCATCCGCGCCCTCCTTCTTGAGTTGCGTTGCCAGTTTGCTGAACTTCGATTTCTTCTTCATAAATTACCAAGCTTTGCAGGAGTGATACCTCGGCGTCGTCTTATCCGTCGCCGTATCGCAGTTATGCCGTGCGCGGAAGTTCTTCCGCCGCTCCGGATCGTCCTTCTTGATCTCCATCTTCGGATCCCCGAAGCGAACCTTGATCACAGTCCCCTTGGGGTTGCGAACATAAACCGCCCGCTTCTTCGCCTCGCCCGGAGTGTAGAAAGGCTTGTTGAGCGTGACCTTCTTTCCCTGGTACTCGGCCATATCAAGATTGGAATAGGGGTGATTCTTGGATGTCCTTCATGTTCTCAGGCTTGCGAACCTTCTGGAACCTGATTTTGGGCGCAACACCCTCCACCAATTCCTCAAGCAGGGAGGCATTCTGAGGAATAGGCTGTTGCGGCGTCGGCGGAATGGGCGGCGGGGGAGCGACAATGGCGATCATGGCTTGAAATTCACCGCACCAATCAAATTCCAGCACAGTAGGCCAACAAGTGGGTCT